TCAAGCAAAAAGCTACATTTGAATCCAATTCATGCCCAAATGGATATTGTCTGTAACTAACATTCGCAGATACTCCTGGATTGCTACCTAGATGAGCCGTCATATCATTTTGCCCACTCATCAGCGCCATGTTAGTACTTTCTCTGCAAACAACACTCGTCGTAGCTTCAATCATCGGCCTACTCCAACCAAAGAATGCAGCAATCTTTTCACCTGCTTTGGCCGCCGCTTGCACGGTAGTCATGTAAGGCAAAGGGATTGCGCTGGCCAACGCAGCAGCATACCCCATGTATTTCTGTACTGGACCCTTCGTCAGTTCACCTTGAGGTTGCAACCCCAACAACTCCACGTGCTGGTAACTCATGTACACGTCCAACGTTAAGGTCGCTGCCGTAACACCTGATTGTATACCGTGATAAGCCATACGCACGATCGTTAGCTTATAATCGTTATCAGACGGAATTTCCATAAAGTTGTTTGCTAAAGGGTAAGGCAATTCCATTCTTTCTGAACTAACCTTACTTAAATCTATATCTACATGAGGCAACTGACTTGTGCGTATGTACGAGTCACTCAACACCGGATCGGTTGGTCCCGTTGGTTGATAAGTGTCCTCCACAAACACAGGTTCTACATAACATCGCAAGTACCCTTGATACGCGGGACCCCCAACTATTTTAAAAGATAGCACAGGGTCCCCTCTAAACATGGAATACTGTGACAGCAACGCACTGACAGACACTATTCCTTTCCATTGTGCAAACACATCAGTTGCATATAGCGTTGATATCCCTCCTGCCGTTACTGGCACCGAGAACAACAATCTTTCACGATTGAAGAACTTCATAGTGTCGTAAACTTCCGTCGGCCCTGGCATTACATTGCCATCCGAAAATGTCACCACCGTTTCGTCCGTTTGGACCAGCTGGATGACCGCAGCTGTTGGCGCTTGATTAAGCAGAACGTCACTGCTACTGTTAATTTGTAAATTTTGTTCAGTAAGGGAATTAAAGCATACGGGGCCCCCTTGAGCCTCATACTCATGATAACCGGAATCTAAGGGATTCAAAATAGCTGCCATTCTTTCTTTCTCGGTCAAGAAATCAAGACGTAAATCTACACTATTTTCCTGGGTCATAACCCCATCTCCAACCCATAGGTCGAGGCACCCACCCTGATACTTACTCTCATAGTAAGCATAAGGGTGAGTTTGGAGACCGCACTCGACCATTATTTTATGAAACTTCCAAAACACTACTTCACCGTGTAGGAACGCTTCTTTCAAGCAACATAAAGCTGCTCCTTCATCACGTTCTCGTTGCCCTACACTCGATTCTGTAGAGTAACATAACGTTTTCACGATTGATTTCAACGACAAATTACCTCTGTACTCACCAAATTCGTCCATTCTAAAACCTCTCTTCAAAAAACTAATTTCTTCAATATTCTTAAGCTTAATTTCGCTTTCATCTTTAGTTGCCGGTGTCAACGCATAACCAACTTCGGCATGAAACTTAACAATACTATCATGAGTGATCTTCGACGCATATTTTTCATTAAATCCTGCGGCCA